AACCTCGCGGCGAGAGGTATAGTGGTAAGCCTTAACTGAAGGCTCCACAGGTATGAAATTGTCAAAATTCATACTAGTGGGTGAATACCGGATGGTAGAATCGTACTTTTGGTACGGACCAAACGGCCCTTCAGGAGCTTCGCCTTTTACTTCCTCGCCGTTCTTGACGAACGATGAAGACCTAAGAGATGCTACACGTAGCATCTCGGCAAAACCCGGGACACTGGCCTTTAAGAGGCGAGTGCGGACACACCAAGTATGCATTTCGCGACGCTGCAAGTTGCGGACCCCGCGAGGGGTTCCACACCTTAACGCAAACGTCGAGTTGTGCGCTTTTACTTGATCTGCCGTTTTACGGCTGTCAACCCAACAGACATAGGAAGCCTTCGTACTTTCAGAGTACGGAAACTTCTTCACTTTGGACACGAGTCCATAGATATAGTCTGCTAAGTGGAACATTCCCTTGTCACATGCCGCATTGTGAAGCGCGACATGTTGAACAAGAGACTTATCACTTCGATGATCCCATACACACTTAATTCTAAGTGGGGTGACATCGACGCCTTTATAGGCATCGCATCCACAGGATTCTCTAAAGGATCCTGCTGTACAACACTTCTTCTCATTAAACTTCAAGTTTAATAATGGAAGTGTTCGTAGTATAGCACCTTGGTCTTCGGTGCGTACTATGAGGTCATCGCCATAAACATGTACCATTCTAGATGCCTGAAAAGCATCAATGGTGGAATGTTCATGGAGAATGGCTGCAACTGAGAGGGCCCAAAACACAAGACTCTCTACGGGGAAGCATAAACTGCTACCCATAGGAGCGAACTTGCGCATTGGAAACACCTCTCCCGACGGGAGGCGAGTGGAACTGGTTCTGCATGCCATCAGGCATTCATACCAGTGATTCGGAAACAGAGCTCTGACTAAGAGCACTGAAACACGGTCACTTGCATCCTTCATATCTAACGTAACCCACGGAGCTCCGGCAGACGCCGCTAAGGCAAGGTCCCGATTCTTAGTTTGGTCGTCAAAGACGACCATTCCTCGAGTTAGGGGACTGGAGTTAATTGCTTTCTCAAGCACTCTCCTTAAGCCCTGCTGCATCCACTGGTACTCAACGGGTTCTTTAGATATTAACCGAGGTCCCCTAGAATCTTTAGGGACGAGCACAACTTTCGCCGTGCCCGCCTCCCTAGACTCGAAGGACTGCCAATCCTGGTAGCTGTCACATATGTGAGTGGAGTTAAAACAGAAATATTCCCCGAACGGGAATACTCTGTCAAGGCCGCGATAAATCCTTCTAAAAGAAGGCTTCTCGTGGTTCTCTTCTCCGTCAGCCACAGCTCCAGGACCGTGTCTCGGAGCGCACTGAGCGCCTCGAGGGTCAGACCCTCCCACCACACGGCAGACAAGCCGTCGTGCGTGTAGAAGGACTGATTGCACGTATACAGAGTGAACACCACTGGTGTCACCCCAAACGTGGGGGTCGACCAGATGTTGCCCTTGTTGGTCGTCCAGTCCACTATGGACTCGATGACTTTCGGGGGGATCGTGAACAACGCCGAGGCCGCCTTGGCTTTCGCCTTGGACACCATGGTGAAGTCCATGCCCTTCCCTTTGCACTCTGGAATAAAATCCAGGAGTGTTAGGGTCGGGTAGATCTCGATCTGTATTGCAGAACTGAATGATGGTTTTGTCATTTTGTTTCTCAGTAGTCGGCACTTCAAGCTTGTACAATAAAGCACAAACTTGACGCAGCCATATTAACGCTTCAATGGACGCATCACTGCGTTCATTTCCTACATCGTCGAATACCCTCCCTAGCATCCACCCAAGGAATTGGGGCAGATGCGTTCCGTGCTTCAGCTTGAAGCCTCGGAAACGTAGGGGGGTCGCAGTGGATAGAGCTGTATCAACAGCTTTACCCAAGGAAGGTATCGTTTTAGTTAAGAACGATAGACCTTCAGCCTTGACGCGAGCCCGAATTGTTCGGACGTCACGGCTTAGCTCGGCGTTAGGATATGTAGAAGCACTAGCCACATCGTTGAGGCTAGCGATTAACTCAGAAGTACTCACTTCTAAGAGGCTATTCTGAATACCCATATGATGGGATGTTCTCCTAGCTACGCTAGCATTCGTATGCTAAGTAACACTTGTTACTTACTATACCTCATCGAGTTCCCGGATTCGACGAAACGTCGCTGGAACCACACGTGGACATCGTAACCTGCCTTAATAACTTCGGCAGAAACAATGGCCACGAGGAGCCAAAATATGATAGTGATTTTCTTGTCACTGGTCATACTAGGACTCCAGATTGTACAACTTCGCCAGTGTACCACTTGTGAGCAGAATTGCACACAAGTAGGCTGACAGAGAAGTACAGAGCGCATCGGTCGTGACCGACCCCATATTAGTGGGGCGGTCGAGCGACCAGTTGACACTGCAAGCGGGAATAATCCCGCCCGACGTGGTCACATCTTGATCGACCTTTGTATAGGTCATCTTAATGTTGGACCGCGTCCGCTGACTGAAACCCTTTCCCTGGAGGGAGTGCCTTACAAGCAGCTCCATCCGGTTAGTAGTAGCAGTCGCGGCGTATCTGCGCAATGCGGATCCGTCGAGTGGATTGGCCACGAGTGCGAACACTCGTGAACCAGTCGCGCCAATGTTGGTACCCAGTGCGGCATTATCTGCCACTGTGAGGTTTTCGTCTAGCATAGCCTTATTTCTTAGGTTTTGTTGTTGCGCAAGCATCAATGATACTTACTATTATACCGCAGTGTTAACGACCGCCAGAAGGCAGCCGCCGCGGAGCGTGACCACCCAAACCCAAGCTTGTGAACAAGCTGCCCGAAAGCAGCATAGCTCGCTCGCTTGGTGAATGGATCGAATCCAGCGCAGGATGAAGAGATTGTGGATCAACCACAACCTTGCGTTGGTAGAAGGTGCGAACACCTCGATAGACTGTACCCATATTACACGGAGTATAATGAGGATTATCGAACCACCAATGTGGTACGGGTCCAAACTGACTCTCGCTTTTACTGGCCATATCTATTGATATTTCACCTTCCATGTGATAGCTGACCGAATGGGTCATCACTACCGCTTGTATAGTAACAGGGAAGTTGTCTCTTGAAAAAGATTTCAAGAAACCACTGACATCGACTACCCAGTCGATGACGAACGAGAACGGAATTGCATTCCAAACGATCGAGGGGTCTAACTTTAGACCCAAAGTATCGAAGTAAGCATTCAGCTTCGTCTCTGCTTCCGACATCTCAGGAATCGTGTAAATATACTCGATCTGAGCATGATATATAGGGGACTCATTAATCCATCTCCACTTCCTCCTCACGGAGGGGTTTGGACGGAAATAACTGTCGTAGCCGTTAGGCCACGAGACGGATATGGTATTAAGCCATATCCAGCCAGTCCCATCAAGCGTGAACCCAGGATTAAGATCCTGTAATGTGGGCTCATCAAAGAAGCGCTTAAAGTGCCTCTTCTGCTTGCGACCCGCATAACGCCTCAATGTCTTGATATTATAATCAAGCTCATTGAGCTTCACATACGTTTCAACAACATCCGAAATATTAGGGATGATGTTGAACGATGCTTCCAAGTGCGCACCGGCTAACCTTTTGATGATGTCTTTCAACATCTTCATTCGGCCACCCGGCATCTTATATGATATATCAGTGTACGGCAGACTCTCAGCCCATTTAGATCTACTCTGACGAGATAGATTAACGGCTGAAGGAGTTGCAGAACCACGGATACGCTGCAATGCGTTGCCTACTCTCGCCCAGCGCTTAAAATCTTTAAGCTCCAGGAGAAAGTTAATCAGAGAAACCGCAGTTTTCACTTTGGGTCTCATGGCGTTCCAAGCTTTATAAGCGAGGTTATTCCATGGGATCTCTGATGCAGTAGGGCTAATATGCGAACTCATGAGTTCGTCGATCAAGGTAGTGGTGACTCGTCTCAGTGGGATATTAGTATCCCCCGAGTTGCCATCCATATACCTTACCGGCGTTCCATCGAATTCGTTAGCTTCCGTAACATGGAGACAGGGCTTATTACCCGTCTCATTGACATCCCCATTATCCTCCATCATACTGGTATACCTAAGGTATCCATTTGGTACGAGGTAGAGGGTGGGTTCCTGCCAATAAGACTCACTTAACGCGGGTTGCGTAAAGTTAGTCGACCATGCGTGCTCGCCTAGGTAAATGGCGGCACATGGAACACTGTCTTGTGTGCGAGTGCGATACATATTACTAACAAGGTCTCGG